CACGGCGCTGACTGCGGTGATTGATGCCTTCACAATGCTGCCAGGCCCGATACAGGCAGCGGTTGGGGGCGTGGCACTGTTGGCCGTGGGCTTTACCCTGCTGGCTCCCATCATCACCAGCGTGGTAACGGTGCTGGGTGCCTTTGCCGGCCTGGGCATTGGCGCCACTCTGGCGGGCATAGCCGGCGCGATCGTGCCAGTAGCCACCGGTCTGGCTGCCCTGGTTGCCGGGTTCGTGACTGCCCCGGTGCTGATAGGCGCCGCAGTCGTGGCCACGGCGGTGGTGATTTTCAATTTCCGCGACCAGATCGCCGATGCTTTCCGGGGCCTGTTCGATCTGATCGCCAACCCCACCACCGGGTTCGTCGCAATGATCGGCGGTGGCTGGAACCTGATGATGGACGGCCTCGCCAGCTACGTCGGCAACATCCTCCCCAATATCAGCGAGAACTTTGCAGCATTTTTTGACACCATCATCGGCCCAGAGAATGGCCTGATTGCCCGCCTGGGGCAGGCCTGGAATGCTGGCATGGACGCCATGCGGGACTATGCCGTGGGCCTGGTGCGGCCCATTGCCGATGCCTGGGCAGGGATTGTCGGCACGGTGCGGGGGGTGATCAATTCGGCCCTCAGCCTGGCAGGGCGGGCGGTCAATGCCTTCATTGAGCAGATCAACCGCCTGATCGCCGCGGCCAATTCAGTGAGCGCCGCCGTGCGGGGCCCGCAGCTGGGGATGATCCAACCGGTGCAGGTGCCCCAGTTTGCAGTAGGCGGCCGGGTGGATCGGCCAACGTTGATCATGGCCGGCGAGGCTGGCACCGAGTACATCGTGCCTCAGAAGAAGGTGCCGCAGTTCATCGCTGCGCAGATGGGGGACCAGGGCCTCGGCATTCGCCAGGGTGCCGCTGCTGGCGGGGGCTTCAGAGGCGGCGGCACTTTCGCCCCAACGATCCAGGTTCAAACCGGCCCAGTCCAGCAGCAGCCCGACGGCTCCCAGTGGATCCGGCGCGAGGATGCCGAGGCCATGGTGAGCGATGGCGTTGGCCAGCTCTGGGATCACCTCCAGAGCTATGACGGGCGCAAGGCCCTGGGGATGGTCTGATGGCCACCGGCCCCTATTTCTGGACCCAGACCCTCAAATGGATGGACCCCTCCGGCGTGGCCCGGGCCCGCTGGCACCGGCTCGACCTGGCCAACAATCCTCCCTTCAGCAGCTGGGATGCTGGCGACGGCGACGGGCCCCAGGCTTGGCGGTATCAGGAGTTCAATTGCCCTGGGTTTGATTCGGGTGTGGCGGCAGCATCGGTCACAATCACCTGCGCCCATTCCCCCGCCACCCTGGCCCTGGTGTTGCAGGCAGTGGCGGGGCAGTGGTTGATTCAGGTGACGCAATATCGAATTGTCCTGGGTGGCCTGATCCGGGACGACTCAGCATTGCTCGCCATCAGTGGCGGTGGTGGCACGCTGACCGGGATCTCATTTTCTGCCAGCAGCACCCTGCCGCCAGTGGTTGCCATAATTCCACCTAGAATTGCGACTACCGAATTGATCGGGACACCCTGCGTGCTGTCGTTCTAATGGTTGCGCCGATAATGCGGTCGGGAAATAGCGGGGGCGGCAACTCACGTTCGTCAAGTTCTTTTGCTGGTGACGTATATCAGTCTGCTATTAACAGTGTAGGCGCCAAGGCGCGGCCTTCTCGCTATGCAACGAGCACCAACGCGGCGGCCCTGGGCGGGAGCATGGCCATTGGCAGCGGTAATGGAATATCAGGGGGGCTGGATCTGGGTAAAGATCAGGAAGCGATGCTGCTGTTTGAGCGAATTCCAATTGTATGGACCCGTCGAGTAGGCAATACGGGCGGGGTTTTGATTGCACCCAAGGCCACTGCTTGCAGATTTGAAACCCCAACAGAGCTACGCGAAGAACCTTATAGCGTTACATCAGGTGGGCAAATTCAGTACAGAACCGTCAGTCTTGACCTTCCCAATACTGTAAAAGTTTTTTATCATCTTGTTTTAAGTGAGGGTAATATAGGAGGTATTCAGGTACGCGATATCTTTCAAGGCCGTTGCAGGGTTGGCCAGTTCAGCCAATCACGAAACAAGCGAGCAGGAAGGTGGGCCCCTGGCAATTTTCTTAAAGATGTATATAGAAACGTTTTGTATTTTAGAACTACCACTTTTGTTGATGGAAAAAATCAGTCTGAGGCTTTATTAAACAATAATTATTTGGTCGCCAAGGCTGTTCCAGCGCCCACAATATGCGGCACGGCCGGCACCTACGAAGGCATGTCCACGCTTTCGTTTTCGGTTGTTTATATCAATGGCGACGACCCTTATGGTGTCGCAAATGAAGATCAAGGATACTGGAAGCGGTCGGTACATGCTTTTATCCGCGACGGCGTTCAGTCTACCCGGCTGACTGATGGCGTTTACGGCAGCAGCAACAACTTGGCCGAGCTTTATTACTGGCTGCTGACCCACACCGGCAAGGTTTCAGAGATACAAATTGATCGCGATTCGTTTGTTAAGACTGCCAATTTTATGGCGGTGAATAGCTTGTTTTGGGACGGCATCTTGACCGAACCAACCAGCACCAGTGATTGGCTAAACAAAGTCGGGCCTTATTTTCTGGTGCGGGAAACCAGTGTAGGGGGTCGATATGGCCTGACGCCATTACTGCCCGTCACACCTAGCGGCGCGATTGATGTTGGCCCGCAAGTGCCGAAATGGATATTTGACAACGAAGCCGTAGTAAATGGCAGCTATTCGTATCAGCTTTCAGACCCTCAGGCCAGGCGGCCATTCATCGCTGAAGTGGCGTGGCGGCAGCAGGGTGACGATGGGCTGTCAGGAATCACCAGAACTAGCACGGTCAAATATGACGACACCCCGGACTCGGCACCAATCGAAACACATGATCTAAGCCAGTTTGCAACCTCAGAAATTCATATTGCGCGGGCGATGCGTTTCAATCAAGCAAAGCGCCGCCACATCACTCATTCAGCGCAAGTAATAGTCAAGCCTGGTTATTGGACTTCTGAGCTAGGCGAGGGCGATAAGGTCGCACTTCAGCTGGACCGGGAAGACTTGGAGACACAGGCCAGCGATCCAATGGTCCAATGGTATTTGGTCACCAACTTGAACAAGAGCCGTGATGGGCATCTGACCCTCTCACTGGAGCATTTCCCAGTTGACGCGCACCACCGCTCTCTGGTGGCGCTAGACGTGGCGGCAGTGACGGTAGCGGGTGACATGTTCATCACCGGCAACAGCGGCCCCTCCTGCGATGCAGACCCCAGCAGGGCCACTGATACCTCAATCCCTGACGAGGATGCAGATAGCCGGACCGCTGAGGAGGTCTATTTCTACAACAAAAATGGGCGGTTTCCTACCAGCGGAGAGTATGCGGGTGCCGGTGGCGGTGGCGGTGGCAACTTTGTGGCTGGAGGTGGTGTTCCAGCTGGCCCCCCTGGCGGCGGGGGTGGAGGAGCCGGCGGCGGTGGAGGTGGCAGCCCTGCCCCGCTGCCGCCGACCGGCCCGGTTGACCCCCCTGGCATCCCTGCTCAGCCTGGCACGCCTGACGGCCCAGCGAATCCGACGTTGCCACCGCAACCGCCGACTAACTTTACAAAATATGTCTTGCTTATGAGCTTTGCGAGAATATCTAGCCCTGGTGGCTTGACTAGGCAAATTGATATCTCCGTCACTCCCGGCCAGACAGCGGTCAAGATATTTGAAGACGCAAACTTTACCCGCGTCAGAATATATAACGCAGACGGGACGCCTACGACTATCGTCAATGAATACCAACACCTGGCAGATGGCACCATCTCAGGGTCCTGGGACTGGAAATTTGAATTTTCCAGCTTGACCGGGGTGTAGTCCGATGGCGACTTTTCCTGCCCTCATCCCTGCCGATGTCATCATCACCCCCGGCGCGATCCCTGCCACGGAGGTTGAGGGCTATGACGGCAGCAGCGTCACCACCGCGGCCGACACCATGGCCACCGGCGCCACGCTGACCCTGCCGCTCAAGAGCCTCACCGAAGCCCAGGCCAACTCAGTGCGCAACCACGCACGCGATCAGCAGGGCCGCCCGTTTGCTTTCGATGCCGTCACCCTGGCCCCGGCACTGTCGCGGCCTGGCTACGCCTGGGTCTATGCAGGCGATCCCCAGCAGGAGGACGTTCAATCAGTTGCGGGCGCCGAGCTGTATTTTCTGACCTGCACGTTCTGGGCGGTGCGGGTGCGGGTGGCCCTGGTCCCGACCGCTACATCTCGCATCGTGTTGCGAACCACGGCCGCCAGGGCGCTGCCAGCTGGGCCCCCCGCTGCCACCTCGATTATCCGCCTGACCACCACGGCGGGGGGCGTGCCGACCACGCCCCCCGCCGCCAGATCGCTGATCCTGCTGCGAACCACGGCGGCCAACACGCTCGACACAACTATCTACGATCCATTTTTTGAATCAAACCTATTCCTATGCGGCTTCAATGGAGCAAACGGCTCCACCACATTTGATGATGAAGGCCCGCTAAACCTGACGCTGACCGCAGTTGGCAACGCGCAGATATCAACCGAGCAATCAGTGTTTGGCGGCAGTTCGCTGAAACTTGATCAGCCTAACACCGATAGCCCCGCCAGTGCGGTGCAATTGCCGACAGATTCTAGGCTAGTAATAACAGGCGAATTTACACTTGACGCTCGCGTCAGATTGCGTAACGCAAAAAACAACACGATTTTAGGCAAGTCAACTGGAACTCAGATTGGCATAGACTCAAGCGAGAATAATATCTACATGATTCATTCAGGCGGCCAGGCTTTCCAGGCGTACTTTCCAACAGTTAATACATGGCTGGCCCTGAGATACACCAGAAAACTAAACACCGCTGGTACTGGGTGGGTGTATTACTATTTTGTGAATGGTGATTTAGTGATGGCCCGAGACTCAGAAACCCTAGGAAGTTTAGATTTCTCAGGCAGCAGGATTGGCTGGATTACGTTTAAAGGTGCTCACGCATATATCGACGAGATAAGACTAAGCGCAATCTGCAGGGGAACCACGGCCTACACCGTAGATACTGCCCCATTCCTCCGGCAGTAGTGCCTCCTAGTCAGCAGCCCGGAGCGATACTCCAGACACCAACCACAGCCCCCCAGGCTGCAAGCTCCAGCTGGGTGCCGAGGCGTAACGCCAGAGGGTAACGGGCGGGGGTGATGCACGGCCAACCCACACGGCTGCCGGTAACTCCCAGGCAGACAGCAGCCCAACCGTTCGCCAGTGCTCGACGTGGTCCTCGAACTGCGCGGGGGTCAGCAGCGGCAGCGGCAGGGCCACGGTTTGGCCACGGACGACATCGCCCGTTCTGAACCGCCTGTCGATTTCATCGGCGATATTAAATCCCCCCAGGGTGTGGGGCCTGCCGATTGGGAGCAGGGATGCAGGAAAATCCATTAGGAGGGATACGAAGGCGTAATTTCAATCATATTTATTCCCATTGAGAATGCAGCGCCATTAGAAGAATATGGCAACCCCCAATTTGTAACTACAATCACCCGATCGGCAGACGCAGCGCCGCCTAACCTTTCGTAGAATGCAACATATTGCCCCGTGATTGTTGTGCCCGTAAATATTGGCCCGTCAAACTCGACTATGGTTTTGTTTACTGCATCAACTCTGGTCACAGTAACGTTGCACTCTATCCCGCCCGCTGTGTAACCGGTGCCTGTTACCTCGAATGCAGTCAAGCTGGACCTGTAACTATGGGTTACGCTAGGGGTATAGCTGGCGTTCAGCACCATTGCATAAACGGTGGCTGTGTTGAGGTCTAGCTGTTCATTGATCAGCGCCGTTATCGTTGCGTCCGGGATTG